TTGTCATTACCAACAAATATATCTGTCTCTGCATCTTTGTATTCGTTTACAACATCCATAGCCATTATGGTTATGTTAAAAGACAATGTTTGTTCTTGAGCTGTAACACTATTTACTATAATATGTGCTAAGGGAAATATTGTTTGCTTGTTTAAATCTATTTGTGTTATATCACCTGTCGTTACAGAGTTTACATTACTATCACTTAGTAAGTTTGTTTTTATTGTATCTGTAACCTGGTAAAAACCTCTTATACCTTGATTGCTCATCTCATTTTACTTTTTAATTGTTTCGTTTCTAAGTCGCTTTTTTCTTTCATAAATGTTAGCATTGTTAAACATCTGTGTAAATTTAATTTAGTGATATTCTCAAATCGTCTAATATCTCCCTGAGAGAGTGCATAAATTGATTGATACCATCCCCACTTTTCACCAAACTGTTGGACTCCTGTGAGTGAAGCTGCTTGTCCTGAAAATAATACGTCATAATCTTCGATAAGTCCATCCCTAAACGGTAAAAAAAAAACATTGATCCGAACACTACATTCATCGGCATATCTTTATACACTTCTTGACCTTGTGCTGTATAGTCCTCAATACTATATTTGTGTTTGTATTTGTTCTGTATAGGCCTGTATAATACAGCCATAGCCTTTTCCATTTCATCCCAATTAGATATGTAGGTGTCAAGATCGACATATTCGCCTAAGCTCATCTCATCTAAGTTTGGTATAAAACCATACTCTATTCCGTTCATTGTAAATCTATTTATGAGCTGGGGTTTCTGTTCAAACATATCTGATATAGTTTTGGTTATGCTATTGACATCTTTAAGCTTCATTTGGAAAGCTTGTTTGTTGTCTATATGGCAAAATATCTCTATCATCTTAGTTGCTAAAAAGTTCTCATCTTTATTCTCCTCTTGTGCTTTTAAAAACTTTTGGTATTGACTTAGTTTGATTTCTGATAAGTTATTTGGTACAGTTATTTTTACTCTCATATATATATATCGAAATCTAAAGTGGATTTTTGACAAAAAAAAAGGAGGCCCTTTTAAGACCTCCTGTCATTGAGTTTGTAAAAAACTAAATTAAATCAATTTAAATTAAATTAAACAACTAACTAATTAACTCAATGTGTTCTATAAGTACATTAATTGTAACCATACTCCTAACCAAAAGAAAGTGGATAGTATTAATGCTTTGATAAAAAATTTAATGTCTTCCATTTATAATCTGTTAATATCTACTAAATTTACTTTGTGCATATCGACAGCAGATAATTCGTTATACCATTCTGAATTAACCTCATCGTGCTTAAGAGATATTGGATTATTCATATCTGCCTTATTGTTATTAAGAGCAGGATATATAATCCCCTTTTTTATATCTAAAAAACTGCCTACAGATTTTAAATATTCTAATTCTGTTATTTCTACTTTAGGATTTTTGTAATCCTCTGTATTTATAAATATGTCTATTTTACTCATTGTTTTGTTTTTAAAATAATTCCTTTAATTTTTGTTTTGTTTCACTATAATCTAATTTTAATGATGCAATTAATTTTCTTGATTCATTACAACTATATTCTTGATCCATAATATCTAATTCAAGCTCTTTTGTTTTTGTAGAGTTAGGATTTTCATATTTCTCAATTTGATATTGTTCTGTAAGATGTTTTCTACATAAAACATTGTTTTTAATAAAATTTCTTTCTCTTTTAATTATTTCATCGATTTGTAAAAGAGTATCAACGAGACTATGTATAGTAAGAAGTTTTTTGCTTATTCCTGTTTGTTTATACAAATCATTGACTTTTTCAAGTTCAGATGGTTTTGCTGTAAATGTATTTATATTCATATTGTTTTGTTTTTTAATTATTTATTATTTGTTTTTTGCTAGATTCATTAATTCATCAACATAGCTTTTAGTATATCTATGATTCATTTCTGTTAGTATTTCTATGATAGCTAATGAATCGTTAATTGTATATTTAACCTTTAATAAAATTGCAAGTTCTTTACCTGAATACTTTGCAAGTTTTTCGTTGTAAATGTTAATTGTTTTCATATTGTTTTGTTTTTTAATTATACTCAAATCTACAACTTTATTTTGGAATAATTAACATTTTTTAATAAAACTTTTAGTTTTTTTTTATCTACCTCTGTTAAAGGCCGCAATATCCACTATCACATTCATTGAGTATCATCTTCTGCTGTTGCTATAAACGGAGCTTGTATTCTATCCTCAACTTGTTGTCTTATTTTTTTGTCTTTGAATTTAGATTTGTTATCCTCTATCCTAACTAAAGCAAATACATAAAAGTCTGCAACATAATTAGCAGCTATGTATGCTGATGTCTTGCCACCACTAATTAGATTAACTCTTTTCATCTTATTGCATATTTACCCTTGTTTGGGTTTTGTAAGGCCATCATTAATGAGTATCGAGCTGCATCAATACAGTCAGGATGTAAGCCTGTAGGTTTTTGTATATTGTTTCCTTCTTTGTCTTTATCCCATACATAGCCTTGTAATTCTCTTATCATATTCTTTGACCTTGATGTTACATAGACCTCATTCTGATTTATAAGGTTTATTCCATATACTATTGAATCTCTGCCTTTTGTTACAGGGAATATTCTGTGGCCATAGTTTCTAAGCTCTTGTATTGACTTAGGCTCTGCACTATCTGCGTAAATATGTTCCAAAGCTCTTTTGTCTGTTAAGAAATTACTTATGTCTCTGTTTAGCATACCTTTTCTATAAAGAAGCTCATCAAATATATAAGCATTGTTCCATTTATATAATCTTATGTAGGTTGTGGGATCTACAGAATATCCAAAGTCAAGACCTGCACAAAGAAGCCTGGCATCATCAGGTATCTTGTCAATAGACTTCCAGTCAGGAATACAAGCACCCTCTAAACTACCTATCTCTCCAAGTCCATATACTTTCCACCAATTAGCCCAATATGTAGATGTCTTTGCTTTTACTTTAGCTTTCTCTATTTCTTTTACTATTGATTCAGGTAAGCTGTTATTGTCTTTGTATGTTAGCGTAAGGAAGTCTGTATCTTCTTGGCCTATCAATTCTTTATCTACCCAAAACAAATTAGTAGGATTGTAGTCAAGCCATATATTACCTGATGTTCTAACTGCTAATTGTTGGTATGCTTCAAAGCTAATGTTGTTACACTCATTAATAAATAAGTCTGTTCTCCTCGCACCTCTTAGTTTATCAGGCTGGTCTGTGCTAAAGAACTCTATATAGCTATAGTTGCTAAATTCGTATTTTAAGATACTTCTATTGAACTTTCTCTCATCATACCTGTTCAAGGCCTTCATTATGTTTAGAAAGTCTTTTAAAGCACCTCTACGCAAGTGTGGTACTGATTCTGCTACTACACTTATTTCTTTATGTGAGTTTCTACAAGCATAGTCTATAAGTATCAATAAGACTGCTATTGTTTTACCAGCAGAACTTCCACCCCTAATTATTCTTGTTCTTTGATTTAGTGATCTGAGTTTTTTAAGAGCTGTAGTCTTAGTAAACATTAATCTATAAATATTGGTTGGTCATCGTTGATATGAATGTCTTTTGTTTCCTTAGGCCTACCAACATAGTAATTATAGTAAAGCTGTACATATTTATAGTCTTTTTTTTCTAATCCCTCTTTCAAAGCTCTATAAGCTAAAGGCTCTAATGGTTTTAGTTTTTCTATAAGTTGTATCTCTTCTGACTTTGGTTTTCTACCAGCTCTGCCTTTTGTTGAGTGTCCTCCATTGTTTTTTCTACCATCCATAGAATTAATATAATTTAATTAATTAATCTTTTGTATATCTATATATCGAAAAATTTAATTAATTTTTAAAATAATTTATTTTGTTCTATTTTGTTATGGTTTATAATCCCTAATGCTTTGTTTAATATATGTAAACCTAATTCAGCATTACACTTGTTCCTTTCTTCTAATGGTTTTTTACAAGCAAGGTTTCCTTTTGTGTCTTTGTTATTCCAATATTTGCTATACTTTGAATCTTTGTGCATCATATTTCCAACGTCATTTTTTGGTAAATTTATTTTTGGTATAACAAAATTTGCCCACAAGTAATGTCTTCCTATGTGCTGTGGTTTTATTAATGGATCATAATAGCTCTTTACATTTTCTACACAATACTTACCTTTATAAAAATGTTGTAAAAAAATTATTTCTTCATATAATTTCATTGATGGATAAACTGGTATTTTTCTTATGTGTTGTGTAAAGTAATTTGTTTTGCTGTGTGTTGGACAAGGTGGAGAACTCCATATAAAATCAAACTCTTTATAATTGTGTAATAAATATTCGTGTGCATCTGTAACTACAACTTCATCTTTAGGATATAGTTTTTCATATTTACTAGCTATATCTTCGTTATGCTCTACTGCTGTAATTTGATATTTGTTTCCCCATAATTCTCTATTACCACCAATGCCTGAATATAAATTAAGAATTTTCATTAATTAATTCTTTTTGTTCTAGCTCATCTATGATGTTTACTATTTTGTTTATGTTTTCATTATTAAGATGATTAGCCTTTAATTTGACAAACTCCCTTTTTGATTTGTTGTTTACACCTTTGTTTGATTTTGTTAGCTGTGTAAGCCACTCTCCTATTTTTCTATTGTATTGTACATTCGTTTCAAATGTATTTACTGCGTGTAGTACAGATGAATGACTTGATGTCTTTCCTTGTGATTTAAAGAACTCTGCTATTTCTTGTAGTTTCATCTTTTCATACTTGTATAGTACCCAAGCTAGTAAAGATCGTACCTCTACTATCTCTATCTTTCTTGTGTTTTCAAATACATCTAACTTTGTTATCTTTTTTATTCTGTTTGCTATCTTAATTGCTTTATTCATATAAATAATCTTTTTTGTTGTTTATGTA